TCACCTTCAATTGGTTTTGGATGTAGTGATACTGAAACTCCATTCTTCTCACAGATTCTTTCTAATAACCAACGAGCAACCCATAAGTCATCACTCATATTGATTGAACCACCTGCACCAATCTGATATTCCCATTGTCCTAACATTACCTCTGCGTTGGTTCCACAAATACTAATACCAGCTTTGATACAAGCATTTAAATGTTCTCTTGAAATATTTTCACCGATATTTCTACCACAATAATAATCTCCTTGTGGAGCTGGTTCACCATGTCCTGGCCAACCTAATGGTCTATCATTTTTAAATAATGTGTATTCTTGTTCAAAGCCAACCCATTCATCAATACCATCAGGTATAGTTTCTTCTAATAATCTTCTCGTATTAGATTTGTGTGGTGTATCGTCTACATTATAGACTTCACACAATACGATAGAACTATCTTCTTCTAATGGATTTGGATAAACCCTTACTGGTTTTAATTGACAATCAGAACTACCACCATCTGCCTGTTCAGTAGAACTACCATCAAATCCCCAAATAGGATCGAATCCCCATTCAGGTACTTTTAATGGTTCTTTTACAACTTTTGTTTTATACCTAATTTGAGTTGGTGTACATCCATCCAACCATAGATATTCCAATTTATACATAACCTTACTCCTTAATTTGCATATTCTTGGTCGTCATTATCTCCTGTTGTGGGTATTATTTCTACATCACAAAAATCACCATCACAAAACTTTTCTATATTGGCTTCTTCTTTATGTATAACCCCAAAAGATAACTTACCAAGTTTTTTAACTTGCTTCTTATATTCCTTTTCGTCAATCGACTCATATGGCATTTGTTTATATGCACCCAATTCATGTCGTGGTAATAAACTTATACCTTTTAGATGATATTGGAAATAGTTTAATACTTGTGGTATCATTTCACCCTCTGTTTCAGGATTGAATGTTACGGTACAACTAACTTGATTATCAGCCCAATGTCTTTGCATAAATGCAGCTAAACTGAATTGTTCCCATATGGATAACTCACCCACGGTTCTAATTCCTTCTCCCACATCAACAGGAACTTCAACAACCATTGTTGTGTCCTCTGAACCGAAAGCTGGTTCAACTTTATATCCAGCCTTTTTCATAGGTTCTAATAATTCTGAATGTTTTGAAACCCTAATTCTTCTGATATAGAATCTTGATTCAGGATAGTGTAATCCTGGTGTTGCTCCTGCTAATAACGAAACCGTTCCACTTGGTTTTACACTTGTGGTTTTAATTGACTTTGGAATTGCGAACCAATCAGAATACATCTTATCCCATTCTTGTATTGTGTCGTATCCTTCCTCTAACCAATTTTTTAATTCGTGTAATCCTCGTTGAGTAATAAACTGAGCAACTCCACTCACACTACATCCAATTCTTCTGTTTCTCAACATAACTCGATTGGTATCACTCCAATGTGTCTTACCTAATGTTACTGATTTGGCATACAGATAAGCATATTTAAGTGTTCTTTGATAGTCCTCTAATGAATCGTGGTTATTTGGAAATGTCTCTACTAAACAACATAATTCATAACTTTCTAATGATTGTTCCAAACAAGGATTACCACCCATAACTCTATGGTCTTTATCATCTCCACCATTTTTCATACGAGAATATTTTCTCATGTTTTCTAACCATGCAAATCCTGGTTCTCCGTTGTCATTAATTCTTTCAGATGCTTCCGTATAATCCATACCAAGTTCTGCGAATATTGAATTATTAGAAGTCCAACCATATTGGTCACGATGTGGATTTACTTTATAATTCTTTAAATCTAAGTATTCCTCATCATAAGGATCACCAAATACAATCTCTGCTGTTCGTCTTACATTACCTGCCACGACACATTTACCAATAAGGTTCATTATGTCTACAATCGTTGTTACGGTAATTGGTTCTCCACTATTCTTTTCTAATACCCCTTTGATATCCACATGAACTTCTTCTAATGGTTCAGGACCTGAACTAACTCCACCAAAACCTTTGATTGGTACTCCAGCTGGTCTGACTTTTGAATAGTCAAACTCGATTGGCGCTTGACCATGAAAGTAAGCTTCTAATAGTAGTTTTAAAGATTCTACCCAACCCTCACGAGTATCAGGTATTTCAAATGTCTGTACATCTCTATCCTTGTCCACTCCTTTAACTACTATTTCTCCAGCACCCTTTGTATCAAATCCAACACCCACTCCTAACATACTTGCATCCATAAGGAAACAAAATGGTTTCGAGTAATCTTCTTTTAGTGTTTTAGTTGATACAAATGCACAATTGTTTAGGGCGGCGTACAAACCTTTTTCTTCGGTAACGGCTGTTCCCATTGCCCAAAGACCTCGGCCGGGTGGCAAGAATTTCATAGTGAATATTCGCTCATACATATCCTGTGCGGACGCTTGAGCTTGCCACGGATTCCACCCTAATTGATGTGAATCAATCCAATTTTTTTGCATAGTGTAAGTACCTTCAACAACTCGTTGAACGGTTTCCCACCATCTCTCATTTTTACCATCCTCTTTGATTCGAGAATAGGTTCTCATATAAACTAACTCACCTAATCCGTTAAAACCAAAGGGAGCTTTTCTTCTTTTGTACTTATTAATAAAATTTTCTGATAACTTAAACTTTTCCATCTTCACGATTTCTCCCATTTTTTAATTTGCTTTCCATAACTTTACCTCATATAAGTATGATATATATAGATTTTTATTCGAAGCCATCGGTATCTTTCTGAGAATTGTTATATTTGTTTGCTAAAGTTTTTCTCAAATACTCTTGGCTGTTATCCATTTTTCCTTGAGTACTTTGACCATCTTGTGTATTGGCTTCATAAACATCTATCTTACCAATATTAGTATTAATACTTGATGGAAACGTAATTCCATCAGGACCGAATCTATTTTTTATTACATGAAACCTACCTGTGTTTGCTATTTTATCCTCTACTTTTCTACTAACCGATACTACAAAATCTGCTATCATTACTTTACTATAAGCTTCTGCGACCTTTGTAGCGTCAATCACTTCTTCTTCCAATGAACTACGATTTGCCTGTGAGGCTGTCCATATTGGACAATCTAATTCACCTGCTAATCCTCTTAAATCCTCGTAGATATTTTCTAATACATGCCGTTTCTCACTACCCACACCTTTAAGAATATCTGCATAATCAACTAATATTAAATCAGGTTTTTGATTCTGAATTTCTATCTGACTTAGATGTGAAGTTAAGGTTTGAACTGAAGCACTTTTTGTGGGGAAATACTTAATCAGTAATGTTCCCTTGAGTGAGTCTATTTTTTTCTTGACATCCTCTTGATAAAATTGTATATCTGATGTGGTAACTCCACTAAAAACCGTATCATAACGAAGTCCAACATAATTCTCATTCAACTCCAAAGTATAATGAACTACATTCAATCCTTCTTTAACTGCTGCAGAACCAATTGTTTGTAAACACCAAGACTTACCAATACCAGCTGGTGCCACTACAACTCCAAGTTCTCCTGCACCCAATCCACCATCCATAACCTCATCTATCGGATCCCAACCTGTTTTTACCGTAACCCTTGATGATTGAGTTAATCTTTCTTCTATTCCAATAATATAATCATGTCCTAAATCTCTATCAGAACCAGCCTTCATAGCATTATCCACGAGTTTTTTGATTTGGTCATATTGACCAACCTCAATCAAATCCACACTATTCATAATAGCCTGTTTCATAACTTGATTTTTACAAAACTCTAATGTTTGTTCTTGAACAAATTTTAAATCAGTTGATTTTACATTTCTCCAAGCTTCCTTGAGATTCTCCACTACTGAAACTTGTAAAACCTCATTCTCCATATCATCAATCTTAACTTTCATCACTTCAAGTGTTGGTGGAGTTTTATACTCAAAGAAATAATCTCTTATTTCCTTACATATCCATTTGTTGGCATCACTATCAAAATACTCTGGTTCAAGTATGTCTGATATAGTTTGTATAAATTTCTTATCTGATAATAAAGATGATATTGTCTTTGATTGAAAGACATGACCGAATTGGGATAAAGTTGATTTATCACTCATTTTTAAAACCACTCATGTTGTACGATTCCTGCAGGATTTTCTGCCTTCTTAATTCGAGCTTTTAGTATTTTATAATACTCTTTTTCTCTTTCAATAAGTAGGTAATTTCGCTCTGAAAACACACAACTAATTGCTGTTGTTCCACTACCTGCGAATGGATCTAATACGACATCACCTTTACGACTACCAAGTGTAATTAAGTAGCTCATTAAGGTTGTTGGTTTTACGGTTGGATGATTATTTGCTGATGGTTGTGTTGTGAATTTCTGTTCCACACCTTTCATATCTTTACTCGGTTTATCACTTTGACCATTAAATATTTTTTCTTGTTTTTCAAATCTACCCAACCCATTATTCTTTTCTGATTTACTTGGTTTTGGAACTGCTAAAAATGGAAATGTTCTTTTAATTTCATCTGGTAATTTAGTCAATCTATCTTCCCACCACGAATCTAAACTATAAAATCTACTAAAATCTTTTTCTAATATATCATCACTTATTAATAGGTTTGCTGCAAATCTACCAAATGGTGATGCTTCCGCTGTATCATTATCTTCACTCTTAAATCCACTTGTCTTGAATACCGTATTTTCTTCTCTTGGTTTTCTCTTGGTGGTTTTTCTCATAGGTTTATCCCAACCACCTTCATACATTTTACCACTATCCTTTTCGTATCTACCATCGAAGTTCACTTGTCCAGCCACATTGTCTTTATCAAATTGTTCTTTATCGTTCATATCACCGAATGGTATTCTACAATCATCTAACCAAGTTACACCTTTTTGATTATTAAGTGCCTGACCTACATAAGTTTTTTGGTCTAATGGTTTCATTGCGACTATGACGATTTCTACAGCGGGTTTTGGTTGGTATCCAGCGTAACTTCCTTCAAGATTTTCCTTTTCGGTTTTCTTACCAACATTCATAGCCTTTGGAAAACCTGTAGCATATGTCCAATAGATTGGTGTGAAACTAACATCAAATCCTGCCTCTTGTAATGTCTGTAACATAACCATCTGAACATCACTTCTTGGTGCACTCATCACGAATGAAAATGAACCAGGTTTTAGTACTCGTAATGCTTCTTCCCAAATAGGAACAAAAAACTCTTTCATCCCATATGTGGATTTCTTCATACCAGGACTCATCCAACCTACGGTTTGGGATTTGGTAGATTGTTTTTCTTGAAATGTATCCCAATGTTTCCCCATAAATCCATATCCGTATGGTGGATCTGTACAAAGTAAATCTATTGAATTATCATCGAGTTTCTTTAGTTCCTCTAAACAATCCCCATTGATTGTTTTACTGGTCGCCATACATTTTTCTCCTTTTTTCCCTTCTTCGTTCTTCGAGTTTTTTCAATCTATACCTTTCTTTAGCCTTTTTTAGAATCCTCTCTTTATTGCGCTCATAGTGATCCATCTGCCACTTTCGTTGGGCTTCGAGTTTTTCCTTTTCGGTATAATATTTCTTTTTTCTACCCATTGTTTATTTTAGCAAACCTATTGAGTTGAGTCCAAGTTTGCATTATCCAACTATCCATATTTGGTAAGGCACCAAACATTCTATCCTCAATAAACATCTTCTGAAAGATTACTTTATTCAGTTCAGGTATCTTACCATTTACTATTCGGTTAATCTTTAATTTAGCACCACCACTAATATCCACATCTGATAATTGCATCAATCTGTGATTAATATCTATGGTGTCTTGGTTATCAAGTATTAGATTGTAAAATCTCTCTCCTTGATGTTTCTGTGCCTCTTTGATTACATCATCATACGACATAACCTTTCCTTCTGTGCCTAAATCAGGAAAGTGTTTTAGTAAGGTTTTAGCACCAATACCTTTTACCCCTTTTATATTATCGGAAGTATCACCTTCAAAAACTCTACTCAATAATAGATTTTCTGATGTTACATTATATTCCTCTAATACCATTTCAGGATTATACAACTTCTTCTTAGTAGGTGACCAAACTGAAATTCTGTCATTTACTAATTGTAAGAAATCTTTATCGGTGGACATGATAACAACATTACTATTTGGTAATATTTGCTTTGATACATATCCTATAGCGTCATCTGCCTCAATACCATCAATAGACATTATACTTACAGGTAACTTCTCTAAGTATTCCACACAACGAGATAATTGCATCATCATTGAGTGTCGTTCATCTTCGATATTTTCAAAATCGTTTACACGATTGAGTCTAATTTTGCCTGTTCTTCGTTTCGCTTTATATTCAGGATAAAGTTTACGGCGGCGGTTACTCCCACCTTTACCATCAAAAGTAATGATAGTGCGGGTAGGAGCTAACATCTTAATTGCGTAACCAACTGATTTAAGAAAACCAACTATTCCACCAATGTGAATTCCATCATCATTAGTAGTTGGTATAACTGAGAATACTCTAATAAAGGTATTTAAGCCATCTATTATCAGTACTTTTTCATTGGGATTTGATGTGTTAGTTTCACCGCCGTGCTTCTTTATTTCGTCAAGAATAGAAAGGTATTTGCCATTATTCATCACCAATCACTTCATCTGTGTAAACCACATCATCAATACCTAAATCTTTTGATTGGTATTTCAGTATGGATGCTTCACAGATTAAATCATAAAGGTGTTCTTGTAGTCCATCAGTTTCTTTCAACTTCTTATCAAAGTCTTTAGATTGAAATTTGATATCTTTACCTTTATATTCTAAAGTGTACCAAGCTCCAGCAACTTTCAAGAGTTTGTGTTCTTTCAGGACCGTTAACCAACTTCCCATATCATCTATACCACTATCGAAGTATAAATTGAAATCGGCATGTCGTAATGGTGGGCCTAAACGATTCTTGATAATCTGACATCGAGTTTTCATACCCAATACATTTTTTGCTGTATCTTTGATTTGTCCCATATTCTTTAAACGAATACGAGTTGATGAGTGAAATGGTAATGCCTTACCACCACTTGTTGTCCAAGGATCACCGAACATTACTCCGAGTTTCTGTCTGAGTTGATTAGTAAAGACAAGAGCTATTCTTTCTCTACCAATCATTTGTGTAACCTTCCTCATCGCTTTAGAAACGATAATTGCTTTACTTGTTGCCCATCCATCTTTCTCGAAATCGGCTTCCATCTCTACTTTGGTCGATGCCCCTGCTAAACTATCCACGAGGATTGTAACTAACCTATCTCTATCTGATTCCCTAATCTTGGTAACAATGTTTTCAATACATTGAAATATATCTTCTACGGTTTCGACATGAAGATATAACAAGTCTTGAACATTAACACCAATAGTTTCTAACCATTCTCTACTAACAGAAGTTTCGGTATCGATATAAACTGCTATACCACCTTTCTTCTGAGTTTCTGAAAGAATGTGAGTTCCTATTAGAGATTTACCACTTGATTCTAAACCATTTATCTCCGTAATTCGTCCTACGGCTATTCCACCATTAGGACGATTGGAGATTGCTAGATCTAAAATTGATGAACCAGTTGATATAAATTCCTTTACATCTGTTGGTGTAGCATTTGAACCATCTAAGAAATAGGCTACTTTCGTATCCTTGAACTGCTTATTAAGGTTATCGGCAAGAACTTGTGCAAGTTCATCTTTTGCTGATATAGACATATATGTCTCCTTTTCTATTTATTAAACAGGTCATCAAAAGCATCACTAACATTAGAAGTGTTTGTTACTGCACTTTCTAATTTCTTTGTTGTTGATGCTGGTACGGAATTGTCTGAGCCTTTATCTTCACCATCTTCACTTGGGTTTAACCAATCTTGTAAAGCTTCTGCAAGTTCATCATAACTTAACTCATTATATACCTCACGGATATCTTTTTGGTCATCAAGTAATGTAGATAAAACTGCTTTATCTTCTGTAACTGGTGTTTGGTTTGGTTTAACACGGATGTTAGTCTTAGGAAACGACGCTCCTGTTTCTTCAGCTGTTAGGAATTCAACCACTACATCGCGTCCATTAACTGGATCACTAATATCACCATAATCAGGATCTGCTATAATTGATAGTAGTTCTTGATATACGGTTTTACCAAATCCCCAAAACTTAGAGCCTTGGTTTTCTTCACCACGAACACAAACTGGTGCAAAAGTTCTGAGTTTTGCTTCTAACTTCTTACCAAGTCTCCAATCTTCACGATTTCCACTTGACTTTAGTTTTTCAGCAAATTCTTCAATCGGATCTGGTCTACCAAATGAGATTGGTGAAAGATAAGACTTTCCACCTAAATCATAATGAAAGAATAGTTCGATAAAAGGAACTTCTTGATTTAGTTTGTAAGGTAAAAGACGGATTTGTGTCTTTCCTGGTTGAGGTTTCCACAAGTTTGTTGTTCTTGTAGTTGAGGTTTGTAACTGGTTTAGTCGCTTTCTTACGGCTTCAATATCCATTTGTTATCTCCTTATTTGTTTATGTTTATTTGTTATTTTGTAATTGTACATATTTTTCTGTACAACTATAAGTATTGGTTTGTTTTAAAAACAACACAAATTTTTTGCTAAAAAAAAGGTGGTGAGTTTTAGATAATTAAAATTATCGGGTATATGTAAGAAAGCCTCACCACCTAAATAAATGGAAAGTTAGGGAATACAATAACACCCTTCTCATCTTTTCAATCTGTAAAGATACCTTCCAAAAATGAAAATTTGGGGATGTAGGATTTGCGAATACCTACAACTTTCAGACTCAGATTTTTTCTACCTTGTACCTAACACCTATCAGTTACGATAGTTCTCCTCAATGATGGTTAGTCATCGTCAAAGTGAGTACAACCTCTGTGCCATTACCTTAACTCTCTGAGTTTAGTTTATTCGGTCACAAGATGGGATTTCGGTTTTACCCTTACCCATAACAAGGTCTAAGAATCGCGTTCTTAATTTTATCTGAAAGTACATTCTCTTAATGCTGTCGCAAGGTATTTTGAACATTTACCCGAATACCAACTCACCACGAGTCTAAGAGCGGATTACCTTATGAGCTTCGAAGTCACTCATTGTTCGGTCAATCCCATAGAGAGATAATTAGTCTCTCTACTTTCCATTTTCAATTTGTCAAAAAACTTTTGTCCCGAAAGACATAATATATATATACACAAAAAATCCCAAACGATAGGTTTTTTATGCTATTTTATTTTTTTTATTGTTTGTTTCGGTACGAACCAAATTCGGCCCATATTATCCTTAACTCTGATATGCCCCTTTAAAGTAGAGTTACCTGCTTCATTAACTAACTCATCTTTATAAAGAATACCATTTGCTGTTGGATAGTCTTTTATAACCTTATATTTCATAATGTCCATCCCATTATTATAAAGTGGAAGAATAGATATCCCACCAAAATAATTAATCCCATTTTTAGATAATCAAAAAGTTCATCTTGTTTGGTATACTTAATTCTTTTTGGTTTCTTCTCTACTCTATCCCACTTATTCATTTTTATTCTTCCCAGTAATAATACTTGTATAACTGGGTAGTGTTTTCAGTAGAGTAACTTACTACTATTTCGTATGTCATTTTATTCCTCTGCTGGTTTATCAACTAAATCTTCTTTCTTAGCTGCCTTTTCTGTTTGTATTTCAGCGACAAATTTCTTTTTCTTACCACCATCGTACTCGTAAGCGTGTCCTTCATTGATCAGTATATCATTAATACTAACCAATCCATCAGATGATTTATCAACATTTTCTGATACTTCGTGTCCTACTGCATCTGGTGAAACAAATATCTCACCCAATACTCTACCGAACTTACCAGTTCCATGTGAAACTATCTTGAAAGTACCAGCCTCTAATAACTCTTTGTTACGAGCTTTGGCTGCTAGTCCTTTTTTCTTTTCATCTAAATCACGAGTTCTACTTTCCCAAGTATCAATACCCATATATCTAATTCTTTTTTTAATTTTTAAATCGAAACCCAAATCAATATAACAATCGATTGTATCTCCATCTAAAACTTTAACAAGTGTGCCGTTATACTCAAACGACGCTGGTTTCTTTGCCATTTTATTTCTCCTATACCGATAAGAGAAATAAGTTTCCCCTATCGTCTCGGTGATAACATGCTGTCAGCACCTATTTGTTTAGCTACTATAATTATATCATCATCCCATTTGGCTTCTTCTAATTTCATTAAAATTTGTGTGGCCCTTGAGGATGTAATACTCTTACTATAAATATTACCATCATAAGAATAACCACTATCTGACTTTGATATCTGATGTAAAGCTTCTTTTACTCTTTTAAAGTCTAAGTATGCCTGATATCCCATTCTTGCTCCCTTTGCAGTAGAACCTTCTCCGTTTAACATTACGCAGTACTTATCAAAGCCTGACCATTGTTCCATTTTCATTTTTCATTTCCTTTTCGGTTTTTGATTTAAAATAAATTTCATCATAACACCCCAAACACAATTGACCTACTCCTCGAATATAACCTATTCTAAATTTTATGTGTTCTTTCAAATCAAAGATACTATCAACTCCACAAGTTACACATTTATCTTTCATCTTTCTTGTGCCACGGATACTCTAAAAAAGTTTTGCCCGTTGGTTCTTTGGTTTCCCAATCTATATGTTCCTTATTTTCAGGATTATAATCCTCGAATTTTCTTCTGAATACAGTTTCTCCACCATCTGGTGATTCATATATCCAATCGTCATTTTTCCCATTTACTATTTCTTCTGCTAACCTCTGTGATTCCAATACTGCCTCTACATCTCCACCAATTGGTAATCCATCTGCTGTCATTTCTCTGTAAATTTGATTACTAAGTTCTCGTACTTTACCACCAAGTTTTAAATCATTTGGTGTTGATTTTATTTCATTATTTTTAATATAAGTACCTTCACTTCTTAATGCTGATGTTACTAATTTTGTAATTGTATCTCTTGCAGTTTTTGATTCAAAATTTAATTCACTACCAACTAAATCTTCTAACACACCTTCTATTATCCTTTTCATATGCACTCCCATAGTTTGTGTTAGTTCCCTTTCCTAAAAATGCGAGGTGATACCAATAAAGGGGAATGATACCACCTCTGAGAGAGAGGAACTAACCTCTTTTTTTCAAATCTTTTTTCATCTCTTTAATTCGATTATGTCGTTTAATCAAATAGTCAAGACGCTTTAAATTGGATGTAGGATACACACCTTGTTTTAGTTTCCTTACAACATTTTCAATATAAGTCAATCTTACATCTTCGTTCATAAACAAATCTTGATCTGTAAGTTTGTCCAATTTCTTTTTTAGGGTTTTATCCATTATTTATTATCCTTATAATAAGTAGTTAAATGATATAGAAGAAACCACTATTTAAAGCGGTTTCTTCTTTGATACTAATCTTAGAGATTAGCGTTTTCGATTTCTTCTTCATTGAATAAGTCATCAGAACTTCCATCGGAAACATACTTCTGAACGAGCTGTTTCACATAAGTTCTCTCGGACTCCATTCCACCATCCTCAGAAAACTGAGGGTAAACCGTAACTTCAGCGGCTTCATCTAAACCAAAACCATCATAGAGTAATCCTGCGATTTCCACAGAAGTTCTCGTGGAGATTCCATTGGAGATTCTACCACTATCGTTCTTAGACTCGGAACGAGTTTGATGGGCGATTTCTGAAACAGACTTTAGTAAGTCAGGATCGACATGAGGAAACATATAAGTCAAAAGACCATATTCTTCTTCATCAGAAAGAACATCCATTTCTACGATAGTGAATCTATCCATAAGTGCTTTATCCATAACACGAGTAGAAGTGTATTCGTTACCGATATTAGCGGTCGCGACGAATGTAACACCTTCAGCGACAGGTACGGTTTCAGAACCATCTGATTCATCAATTCTCAAATATCTTTGACCACTATCTAAAACGGTCATCAGAATATTCCAAGCGTCTGGATGAGCTCTTGATAACTCATCAAGTAGAATCACAGCGTTTGGTGTCTTGATTGCGGTAACAAACAATGATTCAGAAAAGTAAGTTCCTTTCTTCTTATCAAAGTGAGTATTACCAATTAAAGTTGAACGAGGATCTTGAGTCGCTCCTAAGTTAAAGTAGAAGTCAGGTCTATCCAAAGCGTTTACCAATGACTTAGCTGCCATTGTTTTACCACAACCAGCGGGTCCTGTCATCAGAAGATTCTTTCCACGAACCGCTCCTCTAACCAAATATTTCCAATTCAGTTCTTTCATAACCAAACCTTTAGGTTTAAGTTGATAAGAACTATGAATGAAATTCAACATTTCAGCGTGGTCTGATGGAACATCAACTGATGAAACATCAATGACAGGAGCTGACATCTCGTCAAATTTACTCATTGGAACTTTCCACCAATAAGTCCTATCATTTTTTCCACTTCGTTTTTCCAAACACATACCAGCTTCATAAGCTGATTTCCTTGTGGAAGTTGAGATTTCTGAGGTAAGTTTATTACCATCAATATCCCAAGCGTTATATCGGTTACCCGACATCTCTATTTTTACTATTGTATTATTCATAACTTTTTTTTCCCTTTATTAAGTTAGTTAATCTCTCATTTCTCATACCTGATCTTACAACAAAAAGTGTATATAAGTCAAGTCTTTTTTTCATTATTTTCAAAATAATTTAAATATTTCCCAATACCATTAATAATCCGAATACAAAGAATATCCAAACCATTGTTAAAAATTCTGCTATTGTATAAAGTAAGTTTTTCATTTAATTCCCTTTGATTATATTTGATCTTACGAATAATTTTTGTAAAAGTCAAGTGTTTTTTTCACTTTTTTTAAGTTTTTTTTCATCTTCTATACCAATGTAATCTACCATTACTCGATTGGTAGGTTTCCCATCCACATTTTTTCCATATACATATCCAACTATATTCCTCTCGTCTTACTTGTGTGGGTTTCATAGTCCAACCACAATTACAGGTCGGACTATGTTTATACCACTTTGAGAGAAACCATTTAATCATTAATTCTTTTCCAAGAATTTCTTGTTCATAGTTCTTGAAACTGCTGTTACAGAAGTTATATCGATGTATTGAGAATCCTTACCATACATTTTTTTGAAATCACTCATACTTCTATCTCTGTCATAATCTGAATCTCCAACGAAATAACTCAAAACTTTGATTCCACGATTACGAAGTTCCTTAACCATTTTCTTGGTATGGTTGGTAGCTGTTCCGTGATAATAATCTAAGTCATCATTTTGAAACATCGGCATCCCATCGGAAAAATTTAGGAAGTATGATTCTCTATCTTTCATACCTTCAACCATTTCATCCATAACTGCTTCGTAACATAAACCTTCAGGAGTAGTTCCACTTGGTTGTAGATACTTGAAAAGAGTTTTTACTTTAACCAAACTATCCTTACGAGAATCATAGGCGATTAACATAATTGGTCTGTAAGTAGAACTTCTACGAGTATGACCACCACTATTTTGTGTGGAACGGAAACTCACAACCACATCTACACCTTCAATCATATCAATTGCTTTTGTCATAGCGACTACTGACTTCATTGTGTTAGTCCACTTTGAACCACCCATAGAACCACTCGCGTCTACTGAGATGTGAAGGAAAGCGTCTGGAAAAGTATCAACAAAAGTCTGTTGGAATACATCAGTATTTCCAAAACCTAACTCAGAAATTAATCTCTTGTCGATTCTTCCTGTGTTCTTTCTTGTATACTTGGTATCTCTTGATTCAGTTCTAACGGAAAGTTTTCTACCAAGAACTTGTCCAAGTCTTAAACCTTCTTTTACTGCTTCTTCTGTATCTTCTCTATACCAACGAGAAGTACTAATCATTCCAATAGTATCAGAATCAACCAATGCTTTATTGAAATTCTTAACCAAGATACACTTGGTAGACTTTACACTTCTACCATACTCAGAATCTTTCTTGAGGTCTTTACCAACTTCCTTATAAGACATTCCACTTTGGTCAATAGAATCAATAGCTTGTTTGTCTTTCTTAGAAAGTTTGTTCTTTTGGATATCTCCATCCATAAATTTCTTTTGTTTCTTGATTGCGTTTTCAAGAGTTTTCTTCTGTGCGTCTGATAGAGTATTTAGAGAAGTTGGTTTGGAATTACTTTCTTTCTTCTTAGACTCAGGTAAATCCATACCACTTGTATCAACTGCGGAACCACCACTTTGACTTTCTTCTGATTCACCTTTCTCGATAGAATCAAGAAGTGATTCAAATTCTGTATCAGTAATCTCACGAGATTCTTCTTGACCACCACTCTTAGGTGATGAACCACTACCCTCAGTAGATTCTTCTGAATTACCACTTCCATCTTGTCTATCATATGATGTATTACCATTGTCATCAGTTTTCTCAACACCATCAGGAAGGTTGTTAAGAATAACATTGTAAATATCAAGTGCGGTATTGAAAGCTGATTCAGTATTGGTTAGTCGAGAAACATTCTTAATATCAAGAACTTTCCAAACATCTCTTAAACCATTAAGTTTAGATAAATCAGTATTTTTATTAGTAAGGTTGATAATACGGAACATATAAGAATCCATATTTTCTTCGGTGTACTCATCAGTACCAAGTGCTTTATCAATTACTTTTGAGTAAAAATACTTGTCATACATAGAATGATAATACCCCTTATATCCTGGAGCGTTAGAAAAGATATGAAAATCAATTCTCCTATCTTCTACATAGTTAAGTAAATTTTTAACATAAGACATAACATCATTTTTAGAATAACCTTTTTTCTTACTACGAATAAAGTATTCTTGTGGGATGTTATTTTCTAAATTCTTTAAGAAATCAAAATCAGAAAGTTTGATATGACTTCCTTCGTGAAGTGCTAAACCTACGGTTGAATCAAATAGTTTGTCATCTAACTTAGATGAGATAACTACTTTTTTACCATCAGTATAACTATCTCCTGTCGCGTTGAAAGTAACAGGAACATCTTGACTCGTTACGATATTAACAAAGTTAGCGATTGCTCGTCTGTAAGACGCTAATTGAATTAGGTCAGGACCTTTGGGTTTATTATCCTCATCATCAAAAGTTGATGTGGTATCCCAATCATTACCTAACCAAAAAGAACTATAATTGTTCTTCTTATTAAGATTACCAACAGAATACTTCTCACGAAGTGCCATTGGATTAAAGTGTTTGATTTTGTTCATATTTTCTCTCTCATTCATACTTGATCTTACGAAGAATTTGCGTTAAAGTCAAGTCTTTTTTTCATTTTTTTTAACTTTTTTTGTAAATTGTTGATGAAATTTATTTAGATATACCCTTTGTTTTTTACTTAAATACGCTCTTCTTTTGACTTGATTCTCTATGGAATCCAAGAACATATCCTTTCCATACCTATAATCAGGTAAATAGTTACATTTATCTAAAAGAACACGAATTGATTGTACCTTCTTTAGAGTTTTCTCAATATATTCTAATCGTTTTATTTGATATTCTGGTTTGATGTGTTTTGAGTAAGTTTTAACAATCTTGGTAATTGCTGATTCCATTTTATATGTAATCTTTCTACCCTTTACTAATGCCCCATGCATACTACGAATAAACTCGTGATATGAGTTGTAATTATCTTCTGTAATATATGTCTTATCATTAAGTATATGTTCGAGTTGTTGAATTCTTCGACCATATTTTTTCTTATTTATTTTAACACCACGAGATGGAATCAATTCAATATGCTGTGGTTTCTTTTTCATACTTGATCTTAACACGAAAAACCTATACAAGTCAAGTGTTTTTTTAATTATTTAACTATTTTTTTAATCCAACTCGTGTCGAGATAGGTTTTAGTTGGTTTACCAAGTAATGCATCATCTACACCATCACACACACCCATCCATTCTTGATGGTCATAATCATGACCTCCAATAAAACCACCATTTTTAACCTTTGGTATAAATAATTCTACATCTCGTTTCACACCCGCATATGAATGGTCACCATCTATATAAATAAAATCAATTGAATTATCTTCAAAATTATCAACAACATTATAACTATAATCTTCATATTGGATAATATTCTTACATAATCTTGTATTGGTTTTAAATTCTTCTTTAACAAAATCCCAATCATATCCATAATCTACCATGTGCTGTTCGTGTCCTTCAAATGGTTCTATCGAATGTATCTCGTTAAAGATACCAATAGAATTAAACAATAGAATTGATTCTCCCATATAACTACCGATTTCAATCATATTCCACTTCTTTTTATCTGCGTAGGTATTCCAATCTCCCCATAGGTCGTTTAGCATATGAATAAATCCAACAAAATATTTATTGTAATCGTGGTATCCATCCATCCACCATTTAGGATCTGGATTAAATCTCTGTGTGTATAAATTTTTCATATGGTATTCCTATCACACCACAATTCATCAGACATTTGAACATCTCGATTTGATGTTTCAATATACTCCCATGCCAAACTAAATCGTGTATCATTTGATTTATTTTTATAACAACCATGTACCATATTGATATTAAAAAATACTGCATATGGTGATTTTAACTCCAAATCAATTATATTGTAATCCTTTAACAATTTTTTATCAATCCACTTCACATATGGTATTTCACTTTCTAAATCATGTGGAAATATACCTTGATTGTGTGAATCTTCAACTACTCGTAAACAACCATTTTCTTTCGTGGTATCTTGTAGGTAAACTGCGCAACTTACTATCTTTTTTGGATTACCATTAAAGTAATAATTATCTTGATGCATAAATGTAGATTTTCCTACTCTTGGAATCATCGGAAAGAATTTACTAATATAAACATCAATACTATCCTCTGTATTTAATAATTCTCTTGCCTTATTTACTAATGTGGGATGGGATGCTAATTTTAAAAACTCTGGTTCAAAGTTACATGCACCCTCAATTTTATTTAAATTATTTTTTCCATTCCAAGAGTAATATTCACTATCATTTTTTTGGGAATCTATATATCGTTGTTCCGATACACTTAAATAATGTTTATGTTCTTCTTCTGTAAGAAAATCATTTACTATTTCATAACCTTGTTTCATTTCTTATTATGTATCAAGTCTAATGCCAATCCATGACTAAATCTCCCAGCCTTAGGACCTCCATTAACCCTTCCATCACTTTCACCAGGCACCTTTACCCACAAGTAAGCATCTACTATTTCATCACAAGTTTGTGTGGTTGGATATTCACCAATTGAACGACCAAACGGATTGAAATGTTCTGAATTAGCTCCATTACCATTTCTTGAGGTGTCTATTACAAAATGAGTATTATTAAGTCGTTTTGAAATCTTCTTTCCATATTCATAACAAGTTGTAGTGGCATAATAGTTACTCGTGTTTAGTGCAAATCCTTTTACCTTGTGAATATCACATAATCCTAAATAACTTACTGCCTTAGGAACACTTAACCATTTTGGGTGTCCTATGTCTATGTAAACTGATGCATTTGTCCTACTTAACAACTCAATACTTGCCTTAATCAACCTCATCCTATCCAACCCATCAACCACACCCATTTGTTCCATGTGTGGAATACAATCAGGTTCGTATATTACGATTGGTGATTTATCTCCAAGTGAACTACAAAACTCTTGTATGAATTCCAAGTATTCATCATCTGAATCTGCACCACCTTTTGAATGATGTCCTAAATCTCTGTATGGTATTGAATATATTACCAATACTGGTAAATATGGATGTGCCCGTTTGAGTAATCTTTGTATGGAATGTTTGGTTTTCCTAATTGTTCTCTTAGGCCCAACTCCATACCAAAAAGCTATGGGTTCTTTTGTAATTTCTTTTATTTGTGGATGTTTTTTACAAACATCTTCTCTACTATTCCAATCTGGATAATAAAACCTATAATTCATCTTTTAATTTTTGGTCATTCTCCCAAGTATCCACGTTTACAATGGTGTAAATTCGTGTATGAATTTTATTTAATCCCTCATCATTTACTAATAATAGGGTGTTCTGATATTCTTCCCAAGGTACAGGAAATGTCTTATCCAATACACCATTATTCTTTTCTCTGATAATCTCATTTAATGAATTAATAGTATAAAGTGTATTGGTTTGTTTCTTTCTATGAAGTGCTATCGTATCTATACCTTCGATAAAATTATCTTGATTCTGTGGTATATTATATGTACAGATTAACGAATGGTGGTCATCCTCATTTTGAAACACATAAACTTTATTGAATACAATATCGTGGCACTCAATGATTAAGCCTACGGTTTCGTAGAGTCTGTTTCGTTTTGTGAATGTACATAGTAGTTGTGTTCTCATCTAAACTTCCTGACCTAATGTATTATAGAATTCTTGTCTATAATAACGATACTCCTGTTCATCTCTTTTCTTTTCGTAATCTTTATATGCCTTTGACCTTTTACCTGCCTTGGTAATTTTACCATTCTTTCCAACTGGTAATTTCTTATCTGTAAAAATTGGATTACCAGATTCATCCTCACCAGTTTTGACTTTTTCCGTAGTTGGTGGTGGATTATCTACATTCCATTGTTTCATTTGTGAGTCAACCTTCTTTTTCATCTGAATACCAGTAGTCTTTCCACCAGCTGATAATTTTTTAATCTTTTCTTTTGCTCTATCAAGTCTTTGTTTTTCAGGTGAATCTACAATTCCTTTTCTGTGATTATCCAAAGCCTCATCTACTATTTCATTAGTAGCTTTGTCATCTTTAAGTCTTGTAACCAATCCCTTAGATACAATTGCATCTACCAAACCTTGTTTCCCTTTACCTCTACCACCACTACCTCGTGCTGCCTTATATCTTTTTGCTGCATCTTTATATGATTTGACTGATTTATCTTGTTTTACTTCACCCGTATCTTCATCAACATAAAGTCCCCAAGTTTCAGGCTTATTTTCTAATGGTCTTATAGCATTTCCACCCTCACCTCTTGCGTAAGTAAGGTCTACCTTTTCACCATTATCTAATGTTACTTGTTTTTTCTGAGTTCCATATCTTGATATCTGCTCGTCCTCTGAAGCTGTTTCATTATACGCATAAACAAAAGCATCCACTTCATCTTTGTTCATTTTATTTAATTGTTCTTCAGTTGGATGGGCTGCTCCACTTTCAAATTGTGATCTCCAAAATGCTCTTTGTTCGTTCTTTTTATAATTTTTAAATTTATTTTCAGCTTCTTTTGATTCCCATTCTTCGTCTGTCATATTCAATATTTCTTCTAAATCTGCTTGAATTGCTGGATTTTCCTTTGAAGATTTAAACTGATTAATATTCGTCTTAGTAAACATCCAATTACCAGGTTCATCTTTTCCACCATTATCCAATGATACTATATGGTCTAATTGCATATCTTGTAATGGAACAACTTCTTTTGTTATAGGACATACCCCACCAGTTTCCAAATAGGCCTTTAAAACATTTTGATACCTAACTCCCTTTTTTGATTTACCAGCATATGGATGTGGTTGACCTGATTTCGAATGTCCTTCTGGATATACCATATCATCAGGATAATTACCTGTTACTGCATTATCAGGTGGGCCTCCTTTTGTTGATACTGAATTATATAATTTTGTAAACTCTGGACAATTCTTTTTTCCTTGATGGACACCACGAGTAGAAACCTTACCACTCGTTCCACACAATTCTTCTCTAAGGTCGTCATCCAACTTATTTATTGTTTTATTGTTTACTGCACCGTGTTTATTTACTAAATCTTGTCTCCGTTGTTTTTCTTCCTTAACCCAAGCATCAAATCCTTCAGGTGTATTAATTGTTTCTAAATAATCGGAATACTTTCGTGCATCTTCCTCATTCAACGAACTACTACCAGCCTCATCTGTAATAGATTTTTCTCTTGAAATAAGATCAACCATCGTTTCCATCCGTTTGGCCTTTGATGACTCTTTAGATGATTGTTCTTTTGTTGGTTGTGTTACATTAGCACTTTCACTTTCACTTTGACCTTTACCTGATTTTTGTGATTTTTTTTGTTTCTCTTTTTCTTTTTTAGCTTGAATCGCCTTTTTTGAACCAGGATGTTTTTTAATATAATCTGCCTGTTCTGGTGGTGTTAACTTTGACCACCAATCTTCTTTTTTATCTTCCCTTAAATTACCAATAAATTCATTCGTGGCATTTTCTTTCCAACCAAATTTAATCAATGATTCTCTTAAAAACTGAAGGTGTGTTGGATTCTTTAAATCTGGTGCACCACCTTTACATTTGTGTGAAAAATCTTTTAATATTTTATCCCAATTTTTCATAATCTCTCCGTTATATCAACCATTTCATGGTAGTTAGTCCCCTTACCTGTTTTAGTAGGAAATAACCCATTACTCTCAATAATTTTTTTAACTTTTTTCAAAAACTCAACTCCATCTTCTAAGTTAAAGTCGAATAGAAAAGAATCATAACTATATAATATTAGCTTACTCTTATATTGTTTCATAAACGGTATAAGATTAGTTAGTATCTTCATATTATTTTCAGTTTCCATTAATTGAATCATATAATTAAATATCTTATTACGATTCATATCGGCCTGATTTTTTCTATATATCTTCTTACTATAAATATCAGATTGTATAAATTTTTGATTTTTATACAATTTCCAAGTATTATTAATATAAGTATGTACTTTTTCAAAGAATGGGTTAGTTTTTATCACTTCAGGAGGAATATGACCATATAAGTACTTAAAAGACCTATTTTTAGACTCTTGATAATCACATCCGTAAAATTCTCCCATATGTTCGTGAACTGAACCACTTGGAAATGAATAATTTAACAAATTTCCAATCAATCGTAAGTGATATGCATCATAGTCAAACTCAACTAACATACCTTTTTCAAATCTACTACAAAATGGTTTTCTCGATTCATCTGATTTGTTTAGGGCTGCAAAATTGATACCACCGAACCTATTACTTGGTCTACCTGTACTCGTATATGGATTATACTCTGAATATACTATTTTATCATTATGTCTTAGTCCAGCACTTTCTATATAGGTTAGATTATCAATTATTTCATCATTATATTCTTGATGAACTTCCAAATCAATATATTTTTGATATTCATTAGATAGTTTTCTACATAATTCTAAATGTTTCAATATAGGAATTACACGATTAACATTTTTTGTCTTATAATATTTTCTATTAAAATAATCGTGTGAATTTGTGGTAATTTCCTCAATTGGTAATGATTGATTGTATTCCATATAATATTGTAGGTTAATATCCACAACATTATCCCATTTTGCTATATGATTGAATTGTTTTTTATCGTAAACATATTTCTTATGATCTGAATTTAACTTGTTAAATAATGATACATCGAGATTTGTTGATTCTCCGTGATTAAATGGCAAAATATACTCATCACCATCTATCAATTTAATATAAATGGCACACAATGTGTTTTCTAAAGTATGTAAATTAGTATCAGATAATATTGGAATTATAATACAATCTGATTGTCTGTATTTCTCTAAAAAACTCTCAAACTCCGTTGGGTTTTCTATTATCATTATAACCTATTTTATTTTTTCACTTAAACTTTTTTATAGTTTCGTGGAATGGATTAAACCACTCCAATACCTCTTTTTGACTACGATAACACTTTAACAATTCCGTTTTTTTATTTATCATCTCACTTGTTAATTTTTTTCCTCTAGCAAAACACCATAATTTTTCAGGTCTAAGATGTGCCAGTACATCATGACATGCCCGATGTCTTGGATGTCCATATTCACCTTGAACATTGTGAGTTACTATCTTTTCATAATCCCTTTCCCTCAATACTCTTAATAATTCATATATCAACTTCTCTCTAAAATAATCTTCCTTACCTTTATATCCTGTCCAATGTTCATATTCGTGAATACCAATAAATCTCATACTATCCAAAAACTCTCTCCGTCTGATATCGTTATGATATTCATCTAAAACCACTACTTTATATTCATTCGGGTGGGATAGTAATTCAGCTCCCCCAAATAACGCTTCATCATCTGGATGTGCCACAATCATTATTTTATTAATATCATTCACTATAATATACCTCACAGTTTGGATGTTCTTGTAAAAATGAAGCAGGAACATCAGA